AGCCCGTGACGGCACCAGTGCCGTCGCTCTTGTACTTGACACGCGATGCGTCATTGGTGAATATCGGATAGCGCTTTCCTTCCTGCTTGTAGGGGTACTCGGTTGTTCCGCTTCCGACCTCAATGTAGGACGCCTGCCACATCTTGTACTGACTTCCTGTTACGGCGTAGCTGCGGTTTCCGATGGAGCAGGTTTTGTGTACCGGGATTATGGTGTTCATAAGTCCGATAGGTAATTGCTCCATAAATTCGCCGTTTGCCCACGCTGCCATCTGGGTCTTTTCGTAGCCTCCGGCGTTTCGGCTCAAACCGTAAGCCTTGACGGTTACGCTGTCGCCTGCAATTACCGGTACCGAAATAACAGCGTTTTCGCTCATTTCGAGGAAGTTGTTCCAGTCGTTGGTGTGGTCTGCACAGAATACGATTCTCGACTTTCCGTTTCCGTTGTAGCCGTTGTTTTCGGCTGTGTTGAGGCTGTCGGTTCCGGTTGCATCAAACTTGATTCCACCGAAGTCTGCGAAGGTCTTTTCTTGGTCGATAAAGAACGCCCAGTTTATCTGGTTGCTGCTCCATGATGCCTGCACAGCTCCGGTTGCGTTTAGAATGCTCACGCCAGCGCTCTGCAGCATTTTTCCGACCTTGTAGAACGGGTTGTTTTCGTCCACGTTGGTGTCCGATTTGTACCACGAGTTCTGGGTTACGGTGTTGCTGTCGGTTCCGATGTAGAAGCCTTGCTGGTTGAACGCCCAGGTGGTCTTTGTGCCGTCCTGGTGATTTACCACGATGGACGCCAGGTATGTTTGACCGAGTGACTTAATGTCTACGAAGCCTGCGGCGATTTCGTCCTCCGTTGCTACGTGGGTTTTGTTTAGCTTGGCTACCGTAGCGGTATCCGTGGCATTAGTGTAGTTTCCGTCATCGCTCACGATAGGTTCGTCGTTGCCGATTTGGTAGTTGAAGCTGTGCTTGTATCCGGTGTTCAGCGCTCTGCCTGTTGCCAGACAGTTTTTCATCATGTAACTGATGCCGGCGGTTGCGGTCATCGTGCTGTCGAGGTAGTCGTGCTTGAAGTCTGCGACCTGCTGCGTCAAAGTCTCGCCGTTATAAAGCGTGTATTGCTTCGTGTCTCCGGCGCCGATGGTTACGGTTGCCAGGGTGGTGAGGTTCGTGATGATGTATTCCTGGGTGTCGCTGTAATACACAACGGTGCAGCCTTCTGCCTCTCCTCGCTGAATAGCGATAGCGCACCAGAGGCGTTCGCCGTGGGTCAGCTGGTTGAAGGCTTTACTTGTTGCCGGCATTTCGACCGGCTCCCATGCTGCAAAGAGGTGTATTGTCTCCGGGAGTCCATCTTCGTCGATACTTGCGCTGTCGTTTGGCATCTGTTGCTTGTATTCGTACACGTGTCCTGCGGCGTCCTGCCAGCCTATGAGGAGTTTTCCGTCTGCGGTAGGTAATTCGCCGGGGAACGAGTAAGAAGCGCCGTAGAAGACGCCCTGGACGGTCTCCAGCGCATCCTGGTCGTCTTGGTTCACTCTAAACTCGATATCGTACTGCTGCAAAGCCTCCGAGTATAACGCGGTGAGCGTTGTGTCGGCTTTGATGTTGCTGTAGTTCTTATCGTATCCTCGGAACGCATAGACGTACTGGACGGTGTTCGCTCTGTCCGGTGCTACCGGTGCGGTTGCTGATTCGCCGTCGTTGACGTCCTCGGTCTTGAGAACGGTGCCGTCCCAGTCCTTGAATGTTACTTCGTGGTACAGGGTGGTGTAGTTTATCGTGAGGTTCGGGTACGCGCTGTTTAATTTATCGAGCAGGCTCTTTTGGATTCTGCCGATGGTTACCGTTCCTGTGATGGTCGGGTAGTTGCTGGTGTTTTCCACCGCGTTGCCGTTTGCGTCGATTACCTTGCCCTTCATCTGTTCGTCTGCAATAATGCGGAGAACGGTTTCGTCTGCAAGGCTCCAGTTGACGCCTACCAGTCTTATGCGGTTAAGGTTCGTGCCTCTGGCTTCGATAATGGCTGCGGTGTCAACGTTCGGCGTGTTTTCCACTCTCAAGCGGAGGATGTTCTGGTATCCTTCCATCTCGAAGTGGTTCATCTCGCTGTGGTCCACGATTTCGAGCGAAGTGATTCCTGCGGGAAGTTCCACCTTTTTCAAGTAGCCGCCCTTCGGGAATACGACGGCTGCTATTGCGCTGCCGGTTGCGTACACTTCCTCGATAACGTCGCAATTTGAAAGGTCAATGGTTCCGCCGAGGGCTGTCAAATTGCAAATGTTCAGCCTCTCAAGCATTTTTAGGTAGCTCACGTCGCTGATGCTGGTGAGCAGGCTGTTGTTGTATCCTTCTGCGTCGCTTCCGAGGATTAGGTCGGTAAGGTTTGCGCAAAGCGAGAGGCTCTGCAATTTTGAAGGATACAAAGGCGAAAGGTCGCCCAGGCTCTTGATGTGGCTCGCTCCGTAAACCGCCAGAACGATGTCGCTCCAGTTGCCGGCTGCGGTCGGCTTCATCTCGATGCTCTCGCCTTCGAGGCATTTGCCGCCGATGTAGCTTCCGCTGTTACCCCATTCGGTGTAGCAGTAGAGAGCCTGGCACGGTGTAATGCTGAACGCGAGGTCTTCCGGGTTGCTCTGTCCGCGGTTGATTCGGAAGTTGAAGTTGTCCTGCAGGTAGCTGTCCTCAAGGTATTTACTGTCGAGCATTGTAAATCGTTTCATGATGGTGTCGCGGTGGTAGCTCTCCATCGTGCTTTTTACGAGGTACATAAACGCTGCGGTGTAAAGCCACGAGTTCGTCTCGTAGTTGAAGTAGCCGCCTTCGTATGCTTCGATGTACTTGAAGCGCTGGTCCTTGTTCTTTGCCACGATAGGCATTGCCTTGGTTACGTCGTCAATAAGCGCCTGCATATAAAGTGCCGGTGTTAGTGTTTTGCTGTCGTCTCGGAAGTGGCAATATAAAGCCTTGAGTTCGTCGTAAAATGCGCCGTACCAAAGTTTGAACAGGAGGTTCTCCGAACCGTTCACGATTTTGCTTCCGTTGTATTCGTCCCACATTTCTGCATAATAAGGGAATTGGTCGTAGCCGTTGTTGTCTGCTAAAAGGCAGGAGTCCATATCGTAAAGCATCGCATACACGGGGTCGAAGGTTGAATTCTCCCAGTCCACGCTGTTGATGTCCACGGTTCCGTCTTCTGCTATCAAACTTGCCACGGTGATTTCCTCGCCGGAAAGGTTGACGATTCTCTGGTTGTTGCTTCTCGGACAGGCGAAAAAGTTCTTGCTGAAGTTGTCGACAAGAAGCGGCACTTCGTTTGCGATGAAGTAATGCGCGAAGTGGTGCTTGTTGAAGTGCTTCTCGAATTCCGCCTTGAAAATTGCCAGCTTCAAATCGTAGTCGTTTGAGTAGGTTTCGCCTTTGTAAGTTCCGCCTCCGCTGGTCTTGCTTGCGTCGAGGTAGTTCGCTCTCTGGACTACCCAGCTGTATGTCATTTGCAAGCGGTCAAGGTTCGGGAGCAGTCCTTCGTCTTCGAGGTCTCCCTGGTCCGGATATGAGCTTTCGAGCGCATCCATCCATGCCGGGTATTGATTGCCTTCGTTGTCCGTTCTCTTTTGCTGCAATTTATCCGTTTTCCAGTTGCAGATGTCCTCGGCGTTGTCGAGGTATTCCCACATCTGGCACACGGTTTCGTTGCCGGTATCGCTTTCGCTTACCAAACCGAAAGCCTCCGCGTTGCTCTTGTCGTTGTTTAAGCAGTATCTGCCGATGAACGTCGGGGTGTCGCTTGCGGTCTCTCGGTGGAACATCAAAAGCGGGTAGCCCTTGATGGACGTCTGGTATGCTGCGTTTTCACGCTGCTGCGGTGTTTGTTCTTCGAGGAGCGTCTGCCAGTAGTTCGCGTTGCCGGTGTTGGCGCTGTCCGGGGACATATAGTCCGCCTTCACGCAGATGGTGTTGACCGGTATCATGCCGGGCATAATTACGACCTTCACCTTCTTGAATTCGCCGGCGGCATTCTTCTTGTAGAAGGTTATCTTGTAGTTCTTCTTGAGGTAATACTGCGAGCTGGTACCCTGGACGTTGTTCACGTTTCCGTAGTTGCCGTCTTCGTCCTGCTCCATGTAGTCCCACTCGATGTAGTAGCCGTCCTCGCTGCTGCCGTCCGGTTTGAAGAGTTGGCAGCCAATTTTTACCTTGTCGCCCTTGTAGGCTGAAAGCGTTCCGGTCAGCACCATGCTCGCGTATTTCGGAATGCTCAAATAAAAATCGATGTCGTCGTTGTCGTCCACGATGTCGTTGGCGTCATAAACCTCGATTTTTTCGCTGGTGCTTGGAAGGTCGGCGATGTAGTTCTTCAGCACTCCGGCATCGTCGAGGGCGTAATCGTAGAAGCGCATTGCGTAAACGTCAAGGATGCAGCCTTCTGCTGAAAGTTTCGGGACTGCATTTGCGGTCGTGAAGCTGTCGGTGCTGTAAGGTACTGCCGACGCCATTTCGCCGTTGATGTAAATGCGGACGAGTTGCTTTGCTGTTCCGTCTGTCTCGGTGTAGTAGCCGTTCTGTTCTACGATAAATGTCAAGCGCACCTTGCCCTGGGTGGACGAATACGGAACATAAGGGATGGCGTTCTTGTTGAGGATGTTTCCTTCGGCGTCTGTCTCGATTTTCATTGCATCGGACAGAATGTAGGCTCTCGAAGGGAATATCTTCACGCCGATTCCGCTTTCCTCGTCGTAAAGGGTCATGATGGTTTTGCTTTCGTCTGTGACCTTCTGTGTCTTGAACGCAATCTCGAAAGTACGACCGGCTGTGGTCGGGCTTCCTGCGAGCTGCACGTCTTGGTTCTGGTCGTCCTTCCACGCTGAAGCAAAGAAGGGCAGGTTAATCTGGGCGGAGGCTCCGCCGCTGATTCTCAATACCGGGTATCCGTCCTCGTCGCTTACCCAGCCGTTGCTGCGGTAGTTGAAACGAGAAAGGGCGCCCTTGATTGTCGTCTGCACATTGTCCTTTGTGGTGTATGCTGCAGAAAGGATTTCACGCGCCGAGTCGTTGTTGCTTCGTCCGGATGCGGAGAAGGTCGCAATAAGTCGGGTGTCCACGCCGGAAAGGTCGCGGTCTCCGCTGATAGCGTTAACGGTAACCTCGAACGTGCGAACTGTTGTGCCTGCGGCGATTTCGAGGTAAATCGTGCCGCTTTCCGGGTAGTCTGTGATGTTCCACTTTTGCACGCTCTGGTTTACGACGTTCGATAGGGTGTTCTGGCTGTGGTATTTCTTTTCGCCTGCAGCGTCAAGCGTATAGATGCCGAGTAAAACCTCCGCCGTGTAATCGCTGCCGTTTGTAAATACCACGTAGTCCACCGTGATGGTTTCGCCGTATGTAACCTCTGCCTCTCCAAATGTCGAGCCGATGATGGTTTCGGCGCTTCCTGCGTTGAACATGATGTCGTATTTCAGTTCCGGGGACCTCGCTCCATCTTCGGTTAAGAAGAAGCAGGTCAAGATGTGGTGTCCGTGTCCGTACCTTGCGAGGTTCAGCGTCTCTGTGAGTTGGACGTTGTGGCTCGTTCCGATGTCCACTTCGTCGTAAAGTTCGCCGTCCACGTAGAAGTACATTTTCTTCTTGAGGCTCTTACCGGTTACGCGGTATAAAAAACTGATGCTGCTGTCATATACCTGCGTATCGCTGAAGGTGGAAGTGAGCGCGATGTCCACCACGTTAATGGTGAAGGTTAGCGTCTTAATCATTCCACTTTCGCCGCCGGTTACTTGAATTTTGAAGTAATTCACGCCTGTGGTTAAGAATTCGGAAACCGACACGGTGTGGGTTCCCTGGTTGATGCTCTCCGTCTTTACGAGTTGGTAGTCGCTGGTGCCGGTCTTGACGTAATACTGGGCTGTGCCGTCTACCGTCGTTCTGTCCTGTCCGTAATACTCAAAGTATTCGTACTGAAGGACGCATCCTTGCCCGGAAGGGACGGAAAGGTTCGCGCTGCTCATGCCGTTGATAAGGCGGCAGGTGTACGCTGTGCCGGTACCGGAGCCGGACACCGTGAATTCTGTCCTGCAAAGTTCCACGCCGTTGCTATCAGCAAGGACGAGGTATTGTGTTGCGTTGTCGTCTTCCTCGGTGTACATCTGCAGTCCGGTAATGCCGGCGATGATTGTGGTTCCGACGCCGATTCGCACTCCGTCTCGGTTGAGTAGGTATAGCGCCTGCTCGTCTTGGTCGAAGTCGACATCTGCGCCGATGGTCGAGAAGAAGGTCGCGAGGGGTATTCTTCGTACCGCTTCTTTGGTTACGTTATCGTCGTCGGTTACTTGCTGGGTAACCACGACGTACGCTTCGTCCAGAAGATTGGTAGCCACCTTTTTCTCGGTGAGTTTCTTTAGGTTGCTCATTCAGTTTCCTCCTTTACTTGAATGCTATATAGCGGAACGTCTCGCCGCTTTTGTTGGTTGCGACTCTGGTGCTGCTGTTGTAGTTGACAAAGAAGCCATTTGTCGTGATAAGCATTGCGGTGTCGCTATTGCTCCACGTGGTTTCGTGACTTACTACCGTGCATTGCCTGCTTCGCAGACCGTTGTTTCCGACGCATAAACCGCCGCACACGCCGTCGATGTCGTCGCCGGTCATTCCTCTGCCGTTACAAAGAAAAACGGCGGACGGGGTAAATTCAAGCGGAATTAGGCGCTTTACGCTTCCGTCTCCGGTATAAATGCCGGTTACGTAGTGCGTGTGGTCCTTTGTCGCTGCGCCGATTTTCGTCGTTGTGATTTGGTGCGGGTTGTTCGCCTTCAAGTGCAGGATGAGGTTGTTGACCGCCTTCTTCAGCTTTCCGAAAAGCGAGGACAGTTTTTCGCCTGTCGTTATTTCGGTCAGTTCTTTGGCTTCCTCGAAGTTCACCGTCATATCGGACGGTGCCTTGTTTTCAACATCTCCGAGTCCGACCTGCTCCTTTGTTACGTGGTGCGGGTTCTCGCCATCTCGGATGTGGTTGTTGATGTCTGCCTTTGTGGCGTAAACTGACGCCTCGCCGATGGTTGCTGTTACGCTCTCGGCGTCTCCGACCATAACCAGAAGCGTGAAGGTCTCGTTGATGTTTCTGCCGCTGGTGTTGTCCGGGATGTAGTCGTATAGGTCGCCTGCGTTGCAGTATGCGTAAAGTTCCGGCTCTCCGTCGTCAATTTGAGCGAATACGCCGGTTTCCGACCACTTGAAGCCTTCTGCAAGGTCCATATTTGAAAGCATCGCGGTAAGGCTCACATAATCGTTGCCCTTGAGGATTTCCGTTATCGGTGCTGTCATTATCGGGTCGAGAAGGTCTTTCAAAGCCTCCGCCGTGTTAGGCTGCGAAATGGAGCAGGTGATGGTTGTGTTGTTTGCTATCCATTGTGCGCCGTTGTATTCGTATAACTGCTGCGCTGCGGTGTCAAACCACCAGTCGCCTGCGTCCGGTGTTCCCGATGGGCTTGCACCGTAGGTGAAGTCGATGTTCTCGACGATAAACCAGCCCGATGCAAATTCCATCAACACGTGGCGTCCTGTGTCGTACCAATAGTCGCCGCTGTATGCGATTGCCGGTCTTGTTCCGCTGTATGAGAACGTGTCGCTGTCGTCGTGTGCCATAACTCTGCCGAAGGTGTAGAGCTTGTCGTTTGTCGTGCTGTACCACCAGTCGTTCTCCTTGGCGTTTGGCGGTGCTACCGCGCCGTAGGTGAATGTTCGAGTGGTGTCGCGTACCCATTGCTGAACGTAAACGTGGAGAGTGGTGTCAAACCACCAGTCGCCTTCCTGCGGGTCCGCAGGTACCGTCTGGCTGTACGTGAAGTTGTGTGTGGTGTCTTCGGTCCATACTGCCGTGTATTCTTGGACGACGCTTCTTTCGTTGTCAAACCATACATCGCTGAAGCCTGGGTTTGCCGGTTGCTCCTGCGGACAGTTCTTTCCGGCTCCGACCCATGCAGGTTCTTCCTCGGTGCCACCGTAAACTTTCAACACGTTATTTGTGCTGTCGTACCAATAATCGCCGGCGGTTGCTTCTGCAGGCGCTTCTGCTGCCACGGTGATGTCGGTGTCTTGCCACGCTCCAGAGCAAATTTTCAGCGTTTCTGTGGTCGTATCGTACCAGTAGGCGTCTACGGTCGGGTTAGCCGGTTCTGTGGCTTTAACCGTGATTTTTACGCCTGTGGCGTTGCTCCACAGTCTGCTGCGGACGTAGAAGATGTTGTTTGCGGTGTCGTACCAATAATCGCCCACGTCCGGTGCTTCCGGTTCGCTGGTCTCACAGGTGATTTTTGCGTCTTCCTCCTGTACCCATCCATTTGTGCATTTGTAAAGCGCGCCGACGGATGGGTTGTACCAGAGGTCTCCTATCTCCGGTGCGGTCGGTTCGCTTTCTCCTACGGTGATGCCTGTTGCGCTCTCTATCCACGTGTCCATGTACTGGTTGAGGGTCTGGTTCTCGGTGTCATACCAAAAGTCGCCAGATTTCAGCGCGGACGGGGCGTTTGCGTCACCGATTTTAATAGCCGTAAAGTTGAGGGTACCGCCTGTCATGGCGCGTATCATCATAGCCTTGCCGGCGTCGGTTAATTGTGGGATGAGTCCCATAGTCTCGCCTCCTTATTCTTCGTCGATGAAGATGTTCCCATCTTCGTCGCATAGGTACTCGTCGTCTTCGTCAACGAGAAGCGTTATGTCGCTGATTCCCGATTGGTCGAATTCCGAGATTGTTACGCTTTTCTCCTGGTAGCTGGCGACTCCGATATGGAGTGTCAGCGTTCCTTTTCGTGGAAGCTCGATGGTGTATCCGAGGTGCGAAGGCTTCACGGTGTCGGTCTTTTTGATTACTGCGAGGTAATCTACGACGTTGGTTCCTTCGTCAATGGAAATTTTGAAGGAGTAATTTCCGCCGTCTTCGTCGACCGTTACGTTTCTTCCGGTCAGCGCTTCGAGGATTTCCTCAAGTGCTGCAGGTGTCATGGAGCCTCGCTGTCCGCGTTTTGCCATAACGGCTGCACGCCTGGCTTCGAGGTCCTTGCTTTCGTCCGGTTCGATTCCGTATCGTTGCTCCCAGTAGCGCATTCCCCATGTGCAGTATTCGAGGAAGCATTGCTCGCGCAGGCTTTCCACGAGTTGTCGCGCCTGGTTCATCTCAATGCCCATAACTTCAAAGAGCCACTTGCCGACGTACGATTTCTCGTAAATCGGCGATACGCGGCTTATCATTCTTTGGGCTGCTTCGTCTTTCGGAAAGTGTTCAATGTCGAAGTTTTTATCCATCTGCCTCACCGTCCTTCGCCGGCTCTGCTGATGTCACCCCTTCTGTTTGAAGCGTTCCGAGTACGGGGTATTCGTCTTTTGCGACAGGAATGCTGCCGCTGGTTCCGCCATTCACGAGAAGCGTGTCGTAATCCGTTACGCCTTCCGTGCCGATGATTACGGAGCCGATTTTGTTTCTCTTAATGGCTCCGGCTTCTCTCGTTTGGTCGAAGTATGCATTCAGCCTTTCTTTGATTCTGTCGACGACTTCGGTGTGGTTCGTTCCGCTTTCAAAGACAATATTGCAGGCTACGTCAATAGGTATCTCCGTCGGTGCTACGACGGTAACCGTGGCGCCTATGGTTGCCAGCCTCTTGTCTCTGTCGTTCGGTGATACGATGTGGTTGTACACGTCGCTCACGATTTGAGGGTTTGCCGGCAGTCCGTTTCGGTCAAAAACGATAATTTTAACCGTTCCAGGTCCTGCCCATTCCGCTATGACGATTACTTCGTCGCCCACGCCTTCAACCTCTTTTGCCCAGCGTTTGTAGTCTGCGTCGCATCCTACAAAGGAGGCTTCCTCGCTTTCCAATTTTTCGGCGATTCTCTGTCGGAGTGATTCGTCACTTTCTTCGGCGCTTCCTCCGGTGATTTCGCTCTGGTTGGTGATGTGGTTGATTCCGATAATGGTCGGGGACGCCATTATAACGACGGTGTCCGCTGCCACGTTTCCGGTTGTGCCGGCTTCGGTTGCTTGAACGGTGATGTCTGCCTTACCGTCCAGGTTGATGGTCGCTTCTTCAAGGGTGGAGAAGGTTATCGCTGCTGCATCACCTTGCGCCGGTACTGCAAACAGGAAGCCTGCGGGGATAACCGTTCCGGGGGAGCCGGTAACGGTTACGGTGCCGGAGGCTCTGCTGGCAGGTTTCCTCTGCAGGCGATTCGCGTGTGCGTGCCAGTCGAGGTAAATGCCATAGGCGAACATATAATGCATGACCTTCGTCGTTTCCATCATGTGAAATTCGAGAAGTTCAGCCTTTTCGAGTGCGGTTGGTTTGGTGAAGTCCCACGGAAATCCGCCTTCCGTGTCGTCGATGTCTTCCGGGAGGTTCTGCATCATCCTGGCGTGTATTGTCTCTGCGTCTTGTTCTTCCAGCCATGGGGGTGGAATAAATTCAAATCTTTCTGCCATTGATTTGCCTCCTTATGCTGCTTGGTAGTGGACGTTCATTGTGGCTTCGCCCCAGTCTTTGCCCTTGATTACGAATGTGAGCTTCAGTTCGTCTGCTTCCCACGTGAATTCAAATCCTCGGACGTATTCTGTGTGGACGTTTACCATGAGCGCCTCTGTGATGGTTTTTTCGAGTGCCGATTCCACCGCGTCTCGGTTGCTTTCCGCAAGTGCAGCCTCGCCTTCGATTCCGATGTCGGTCGAGTATGCGAGGAATGCGTCGCGCTCGGTCATTACGACCTTGCGGCACCATTGCATGAAGGCTTCCTTGCCGGTGGATGCTGTCATCCGATAGGCACCATCGAGCCGAAAATCTCCGGCTTCAAAGTCAAAGTAAACACTCGGCTTGTACTTGCGGTTTTCCGCCTGGGTCGGTGTTTCTATCTCTGGCACTTCGAAGACGGGGAATAGGTTCTTTTCGTCTGCCATTTTCGTGCCTCCTATCCGATGTCTGTTGCCGGCAGTATGATGTCCAGGACGACTGCGTCATGCTGGACCCACGCTACCAGAACGCGGTCGCCCGGCTTGAGCCACCGCATTTTCTCCGGGATGAGGATGTTGTGGACGTGTGGTGCTTCGTTGCTGTGAGTGTGCGAGCCGTCGCCTCCGACGTGTCCTCCGTGTGTTCCGCTGCTCCCGTGGCTGTGTGTACCGTCTCCCGGATACCCGGCGCCCTGGCTCTGCGTCAAAAGTGCGCCGGTGTTTCCCAGCGTCAGTTGTCGCAGAACGAGGTAGTCCGTTTTTGGTATCGGTATCGGGTATGTGTTGGTTAGGAGGCTGTAATCGCTTTTAATTACGCCGAAATCGAGAACCAGCGAGCTGTCAGCGTCGCTGTTGGCTCTCATTCTTCCGTGTAGTACCCTTGCGAGGTGGTTCATTCCTTCGTCTGCCATTCTGTGCCTCCTTCTTTAGCTGAAGGTGCCGGCATCTACCCATCCGTACACATTACTGCTGCCTCCGACGTTGTTGTAAGCTCCGCCGATGAGGTGGTATGGGTGCTTGGCTCCCTTTGCTATAACCGTGATTTTTGCTTTGCCGCCTTTTCTGGTTCCGCCTCTTGGACTTGCGTCCTGTGAGGTGTAGTAGTGATTGCCGCCGTTGAATGTTACGACGTCGCCCACCTTGTAGTCTTTGGCGGCTGTTGTTGTGCTGCCGACTTCTGCAGCCGCTTCCTCTTTGTATTTCTCCACGCCCATCGTCATTGTTCTGCTTCCGGCGTCGTGTGAAATCGAAACAACGACCGCGTCGCCTGTGTAGGTTCGTGTGGTCAGTTTGATTTTGTCGCCCTTCCTCAATGTGGGGATATCGGGCGCTTTGAGGTTCATTGTTACGGCTGGTTCTCCTTCCTCGGAGAGTATTTCCTTTGCTGCAGCAGTTGCCGTCGCCAGCGTGTCGTCGTCATCGCGCACGTAGATTTTCTGGCGTTTGCCGTACTCTGTCTTTCCGTTCACGATGGCTTCGACCGCCTGTCGTCCTTCTTTGTCTTCGCTGGCTACGACTTTTACGACGGTCACCATGTCCGATGTGGACAGCTTGTATTTGTTGAGTTCCAGGTTCTTGCTTTCCTCGAAGCAGTACACCGTTTCGTTGCTGGCTCTGGGAATTACGGAGACCTTGCCTTTGTTGGCTCGGACGACGCATTTCCTCGCGCCGTGCTTGTAGGCTGTGTCCAGGAGTTCGAGGATAATGTCCGACAGAAACTCGTTCTTAAAGGTCGTCTTTGCGTGTGAGACGGTCGGTCCGTCGTATTTTGCTACCGGGATTCCCCAGTCGTTGAATATTCCGGTGAGTGCCGTCTTGGTTGAAACGCCGGCGCTGATGTATCTGTTGTCCTGTGATGCCTGCAGGTCGAACAGTTCATCGTAGCCTGTGAGGTCTATTTCGTCCGACGAGGCGCTTGTTGAAGGCGCCCATTCGGTAATCTTGCCCCTTGCGACTTCCTCCGCTTTGCCGCCGATTTCAGCCTCTACGATGATGAAGCAGTTCGGCTTGGCGATGCTCGATATTCGCTGTCCTTTGTGGACGGTATTGGCGAGGGTGAGGGATACACGCTGCGCGAGTTCTCCCTCGTTTTCCTCCCAGCTCAAGCCGGAGGATATTTCCGTGATGTTGAGCTGCTCGCCGTTCTCTCGGAGGAGATAAACCTTGTAGGCTATCTTGCTAACGTCTATCATGCTCCGTCCCTCCTTAATACGGCAGAATTAAAACCTGCCCCGGTCGTATTAGGTTCGGGTTTCCACCGATTACGCCTTTGTTGAGGTTGTAAATCTGCATATACTTGGCACCGCTTCCGAGTTTCGCTTTTGCGATATTCCATAAGCAGTCGCCCTTCTTGACGGTGTATGTTTTCGTCTGCTCCGAGTTGGTATTTGTGTCGGTCTTGGTTGCCGGACGGCTTCCGCTTGAGGTATTACTGCTCTGGGTGCTTTGTGTCGTCTTGGCTTCCTTTACGGTATAAACCGTTACGTCTTTGGCTTCGATGAACGATATCGAGTAGTCGTAGTTACCTACGCCTCCGGTTGGTTCGTAGTCGAAGTCCTTCAAGTAAACCGCACAATTTATCGGGGTTTCTGTGAGCATAAGCGTCAGCGCCGTGTGGTTCTGGCGCCACTTCTCAATGCACGCTATCATTTCCTTCGGGGTGTGGTATAAGTGCTGTTTAACAAACGGCATATTTCTCATTCCTTCTCCCGGAAGGGTACCCTTCCACGAAAAGGTGCGGAGCTTCTGTCCGTTCGGCATCTTCACTTCGCCTCGGTTGATGAAGTTGTACGATATGAAGTTGCCAGTGGCTTTGGCTTTGACCTTTTCGGGAAGGAGGCAGAAGGAAAGCCTCCAGCCTGTGTCTTTTTCGGTTAGGTATAAATCCATAGGCTACGCACTTCCTTTCACGGGCATATTTGCGAAACTGCGAGCGAGGCGTTCTGCCAGCTCGTCTGCGATTCCGTCCACCATATCCTTAATGCGTGCCTTGATAATGGCTACGATGGTTTCCTCGTCCATTCCGTCTCTGCCTTCAATTTCAAATACCGGGTTTACTTCGAGTTTGATGTCAAAGTGATTAGTTCCGCCGCCTCCGGTTGTTGCGGTTGCGGTGTCGCTGGTTACCGGTGTGGATGTTTCTCCGACGATGTCTCCGTCTGCGTAAGGTGTTACGCCCAGGTGGCGTCCTGCCTTCATCCAGAGGTCGAGTCCTCTCGCGCTCTTGCTCGGCGACAATGGGATAATTGCTTCGGGTCCGTCTTCTGCAACAAGTCCGACGTGCGGGCTGTTCATGATGCCGCCCCAGGCGTGCTTGCCTTTAGCGTCGCTGTAGCCGGCTCCGAACGAGCTTTTCACCGATTCCCATACGCTGCCGAACCAGTCGCCTATGCTGCTGAACCACCCGGAAATTGCACCCCAGATGTTTGCTGCGAGTGTCGGTATCGCTTCTGTGAAAAGTTTCTTGACCGATTCCCATACGCTGCTGAAGAAGCCGGGGATTGTCTCGGTGAAAAACGGCACGATATTATTGTTCCAGATGTTGCTTGCCCAGGTGGGTAAGGTATCTGTGAAGAACGTCTTTATTGCGTTCCAAATGCCGGAGAAAAAGTTCGGTATATCCTCTGTAAAAAACGGCACTATGCTGTTGTTCCAAAGGTTCGACGCCCAAGTCGGGAGCGTGTCTGTAAAGAATGTTACGATGCTGTCCCATAGTCCTGTAAAGAACGCCGGGATGTCCTCCGTGAAGAAGGGGACGATGTGATTATTCCATACGTCGCTCGCCCATGTCGGCAGGGTGTCGGTGAAAAACGTCGATATTGCTTCCCAGATGCCTCCGAAAAATTCGGGAATGCTTTCGGTAAAGAACGGCACGATGTGGTCGTTCCATATTCCGCTTGCCCAGGTTGGAAGCGTGTCCGTGAAGAAGGTCGCGATTCCGTCCCATAAATCCGAGAAAAATCCGGGTATTGTTTCTGTGAAGAATATCTCAATCTTTCCGCAGGCGTAACCTATGGCGTATGGTACGTCCTCGGTGAAAAAGGCGCCGATGCTTTCCCACATCTCGTCCCATTTCTCCGGTATGGTTTCGGTGAAGAATGTCGTCACCGATTCTGTCAGTCCGTTCCACCATTGCGGCACCGTCTGCGTGAAAAAGTTCCCGATACTGCCCCAGAAACTGTTCCAGGCTTTCGGGATTGTTTGCGTGAAGAATTTTCCGCAGTCTTCAACGAAGAAGTTCTTTGTTGCTTCCCACGCATTTGAAAGCCAGCCGCCTTCGTCCGAACCGTCGGAGAGTGCTTTGCCCGCTTTGTCGCCGGTGAAAAGTGAAACAATTCCACCGATACCGGCTCCGATGAGCGCTCCGGGTCCTGCTCCGACGCCTCCGAAAAGTGCGCCGATGCCGGCTCCTATGCCTGCACCTGCTCCGACCATACCGGTCTTGGTTCCTGCCTTCCAGTATTCGTCTTTGGCTGCCTTCTTGTCTCCTTCTTTGCTTTTGCCGATTCCTTGGAATAGGTCAATCGCTGCGGAGCCCAGACCGAGAATGCCGCCGATTATACCGCTTATCGATGCGCCGCCTACGGCTGCTGCACCTGCGGCTGTGGTTGCGCCGCTTCCGAGCGTGCCTGCAAAACTGCCGAGCGTTCCGCCCAGACCGCCTTGCACCGCCAGAAGGGTGCCGTCTGCGCCGATAACGGAAGAAGTCGAGCCGAGGGTGAGTAGTTTCGAGAGCCAGCTTCCTGCGGCTGTCAGCCCGGTTGCTGTTCCTCCTGCTGCTGCAGTTCCTCCGCCCAGAAGTCCGGCTATTTTTGTGCCGCCGCTTCCGAGAAGTCCTGCGATTTTGCTTCCGCCACCGAGCAATAAGCCGGTGCCTGCTGCTCCTCCTGCGAGGGAAGGGATGAAGTTCTTCATCGCATTTCCGAGTCCGCTTCCGTTGCCACTCATATTGTTGACCTTCGCTCCGTAAACGTTGACGATTTGACCGTTTACGGTCGCGGTGGTGCAGTTTGTTACGAGGTCGCCGAGACCTCCTGCGCCGCTTCCACCTTCGCCCTTGGAGGAGTGGTTCTTGATGAGTGTTGTTAGGTCGTTAAGTTTGCCGGCTATTCCGGTGATGAGGTTAAATCCTACCACAGCGCCGAGTGCTATCACGACCTCCTTGTTGTTGCTCGCCCATTCTTTTAGGGCTTTGGTAATTTCTTCGGTATCAAAACCTTTCTTGAAGCCTTCGATAAAGGCTCCGCCGACGCTGGTTCCGTCGGTCATTGCATCGGATATGTCGATTCCGAGCAGGGCGAGCAGTCCCACTCTCAAACCTCCGCCGATGGCTTCTCCGACACCTTCCATTTTGCCTGCAAACCACGCCTTTCCGGTGCTGTTCCACCATTCGCTGAACGGTTCGGCTACGAGTTTGTGCCAGGAGATTTTGATTTTTCCGAAGAAGTCCGCGTTCTTGAATTCTTCGCTGTTGAACACTTCGCTTGCTTTTTCGCCGAAGGCTTCGATGCTGTCGAGCGCTCCGTCTATCCATTCTTCAATGGCAGGGAGGGAGTTTTCTATCCAGTCCGACACTTTGTCGGCTACGCCTTCAAAAAGCACGGAAATTCGCGGCATCTTGCTGTTGAGCATTTTATAAAAGCCGGTAAAACCGGGCGAGAGTTTGTTTCCGATGGTCTCGCTGATGTCGTCCCACGAGTTCTTCAGCTTTGTGAGCTGTCCGGTCGGGGTGTTCGCCATCGCCTCTGCCATGCCTTCCCAGTTCTCTTTGATGATGCTCTCAATTACTGCGACCTTCTCCATGTCCGTTCCGGTTTCGAGGATTTCCTTCTGTGCGTCGGTAACCTCGAAGCCTTTCTTCGTCATTGCGTCGTAGGCTCCGGTGGTCATTTTGGCGAGGTTGGTCGTGTAGTCGATGATTTCCGTTGTGGATAATGCCACGCCTCCGGACATACCGGCTGCGTAGTCTGCTACGGTGTCCATCATTCGCATGATGGCTTCTTCGTCCTCGAAGTATGTAGCAAGTTCGGCGGCGGCGCCTATCATAGCGTCGTCTGCGTACATTGTGGACTGCTGCATCGCGCCGGCTTTGGCTACGATTTTGTCGAGTCCTTCCTGGGCTATGCCCATGTTCTTTGCTGAAACTTCGAGCTGCGCCATCATTCGCGCTGATTCTGCTGATGCTTCCAGCGCATTCTTGACGGTTAGCCCTGCGAGAATTGCGGAAACCGCACTTGACACGCCGAGAAGGTCTCCCAGTACAGAAATCATTTTCTTGACCGGTTGCGTCACTTTGTCGATTGCGCTGACCGTAAAGCTCCAAGCCTTGCCCGCGACGCCTTTCACGGTCGTTCCTATCTTGCTAATAACGCCGGTGACCTTATCCACGGCTTCGACGGTGAGTTTCCATCTGGTTTTGTTCATCTCGTCGAGGCGCTTCTTTGTCTTCTCGTTCGCTTTGTCAAACGCAGTAACCTTCTTTTTCGCAGAGCTTACGCCTGGGTCGGTGTTGTCTTCCACCGTTATGGGTATCTCAATTCGGAAAGTTTCCGCTGCCACTTACGATTCCCTCCTTCCTTCTCGTATTTCGTTCTCCTCCTCCACGCGTATGATGGTTGAGGCGAACATAAAGGCTTTAACGCCGGGAGGCTTTGCCATTACTTCGTCGGGCGGTATTCCTTGCCTTTGGAATATCTGGTGGAGGATTGTGGCTTTGCCTCCGGCTTTTATTAGTTTTTTGCGACTTCCTCAAGGGCGGAGCTGTATCCGCTGATTTCGTCGACTTTGTTGAGGACTGCGTCCTTTTCGCCCGGCTTCAACACGCGGCTGATAAGTTCTGCGCCGTTGAGAACGTCGAGCTGCTTCCACGCCTGCTTGTTGTCCCAGATTTTCTCTCTGTCTTCCGCGATGGTTGCTTCGTAAATGAGCGCGCTGCGGTAGGCGTCGGTGTTTGTGTCCTCCGGTACTTTGATACCGATTTGCTTGTTGCGGACGTACTTGGTGTGACGTTCCTTGCATCTCATGTATTCGTCCTCGGAAAGAGGACGGATGCGGAATTTCAAAAGAAGGACGCCTCTTCTTACGATTTCGATGGGTACGATTTCGTCCTCGTCTTCCTTGTAGTTCGCTGCGGCAAGCAAGCCGCCGAGGATGTCATCCTCGAAAGAACGTAACTGGTTCTGTGTGGTTTCTTCGTCGACTTCGATTTCTTCGACGGTGTTTTTCTTGGTTTCAGCCATTGTGCTGTACCTCCTTATTTGATTTCGTGATTATTGTAAAAAAATAAGCCGGAGCAGTCCGAAAACCGCCCCGGCGTTGCAGGGCTGTCTTGCTGGTTTACGCCGTGAGTAATTTCTGGAGTGCAGGCGGTTCGTTAACCGCGAAACTCCACGCCCTCTTGATGAGGTCGCCCACGGAGAGGTTCTGCAAGTCGATTGTGCCGGTAGGAATGCAAGAGCGATAGTTCATTCTCTGCTCGGAGCCGTTCCTGCCCTTCACAAGACCCTGGAAGTTCCAGCACGGCATTGTGCCTTCTTTCAAGGCTGCCATAAACTCGGTGATGAATGCGTCGTCTTCGATTACGACCTGGGTGAAGGTAAGGGTAACCGCATAGGACTGCGGTGCCTCATGCTCCTGCATATCGCCGAGAGGCTGGTATTTTGCATTGGTCACGTTGACCTGTGTTTGGAATGTTTCAACGGTCGCAAGCATCACGCCTGCGTCGTTGTAAAGTGCGCCGTCCTTGCCGGTTAAAACTTTACGGCTGTCGACTGGTCCTCTGGTATTAAGCATTTACGCGTCCTCCCTTCTTAATTCTCGCCGTTCGCAGCAGTAAAGCGGAAGCGGTAAGTGAGATAGATTTTCTCCATGCTGTCGATGTCGTCGACTGCAATTACAAACCATGCGCTGTCGCCCTGTGCCGGGTTGGCTTCGTCCTCCATCATTGTGGAGCCTGTGTCGAGTTTCTTCTCGGCAATCATCAAATCAATGACGGACTGTCCGGCTGCCACTACTGCGGCTCTGCCGTCGGTGTCGTTGTTGATTTTGCCGACGAGTGCATTCACGGTGTCGCCCACTCTCTGCATAAGCTCGAAGCGGGTCTTCACGCGGCGGATTTTCTTCCAGCCTTCGTCTTCGTCTCCGGACGGAGTGATGAGGGTGTTGACGCCCTGTTCAATCCATACCTGTCCGTTGCTGTTCGTAGTGAGTACGATGCAGCCGGAAAGAAGCGCGGCTTCGATTTGGGTGTTGGTAAGGGTTTCGGAAAGTTCCGCGTAGCCGCTTACTACGTAATGGGTTACGGACTGGTTGGAAGGTACGGCTGCGATAATGCCGCCGATTCTGGCTGCGTTGATGTAGCCTTCCTTCACGTTGCCGCTGGTGTCTTTTGCGCCGTTGAGGACGTAGATTACCTTCGCGTTGTTGAACGCTGCGGCGTGTCCCATTCTCACGGCTACGGTGTTGGCGCTGGATGCCTTCTCGGAAAGTACGGCAGTCGGGTATGAGCCTGCTGCGTAGATTCGGTCGAGGAAGGTTGCAACGAGCGCGTGTACTGCAACTTCTTCTGTGTCAACACAAAGAACGTTGAACGCATAAGCCTCCAAAGCGTTAAGCGCTGCGGAGTATGCGTCTGTGTCCACGGTCGGATTTGTGCCGGCTGTGAAGTTCGCCTGGGTAACGGCGCCGAGTTTGCCGGAGCCTGCTGCGAGGACTTCTGCTGTGAAGTTCTCGGAAGCCTCGAAGGCTGCAACGAGAGCAGCTGCTTCGCCGCCTTCTGCTGCCTTGTCGAAGGTTACCTTCTCGAATTCAGCGCTGCCGTCGTAAATGATGCACTCTCTCTTGCTGGTGTTGGTGAGGCTATCACGAACACTTGCGGAGAAGGCTCTGTCGCCGACGTACTTCGCTGTGATTTTTACAGCGTCTACGGCGTCTGTGGCGTCGTCCTTGAGGGTAATTGTGCCGAGTGTGCCGCCGGTACCTACACGGACGAAATAGCCCTTGCTGTTGCTGGCTTTGAACATCTCGGTGATTAAGTCCTCGGTGTTGCCTTTGCCGTATACGGCTTTGACGTTGGTGCTGGGGTCAAAGGTTACGACCTCGTTCAAAGGACCCCAATTTGCGCGAATTACACCGGCTACGATGCCGTTTCTCGCGCCTGCGGTGGAGATGCCGCCCGCGTTCTCGAAGCGGTGATATTCACCGGGACGGACTTTCTTTTCTCCTACTGTAAAAGTTGCCATAGGTTACTTAACCTCCTTTTTCTGAAATTCTTTGACGATTTTGATTGCTGCGCTCTTTGTGGTTGTCTTTACGCCCGCCAATCGCAGCGCAGTCTTTACGATGTCGGGCGATACGGCTTCACCGAAAACAGCCGCCGCGCCGTCCGTGAATTCCTGCACGGTGTATTCTGGCTCCGGTGCTACGGTCTGCTCGATGTCTCTTTTTGCTGCCATATCATTCGCCTCCTTTGGTGATTTCTCTGTTCGCGTGGAGCAGAGGGTGCTGGTAGGACGGTCTTCTCAATATGCCGAAGTGGGCGGTAATGTGAAGCTGTCCGATGGATAATGCGTCGAGGGTGCTGTCTGCCTTGAGGTTCTTCATGAACATAGGCGAGTCGTCCAGCATTATGACCTCGCCGGCAAGCGCCAGGGCGTCCACGATGGCTTTAAGCCACGCCACTTCTTCGCCGTTTGCGAAAATGTGGCAGGCTATGCCTGCGTCCATCCACGCCACGGTGTTCGTTTCTCGCTGCAGGTTCATTCCTTCCAGACGGAAATAAAACGCCGGGCTTTCGGCTGTCGGGATGATTTCTCCCTCGATGGCTTTGCTGCCGCCTATGACGAGCGCTTCCGGCACGTTCTGCTCGATGTAGTGATTCATCGCCAGAATTGGGTCGGGGTCCGACGTCGTCTGGGTGGGGAAGGCGAACACGTCGAAGGACACGGTAATTCCGGACAGAAGTCCGTCGCTCTCCGTGCGCTGGTCGAACGGGTCGCTTCTTGCCCATGCAAGAGCAAAGGGCGGGGCATTGTCTGGCTGAAGGAATACGCCGCAGAGGAGCGTTCGTACGGTAGGCTCTAACTCCTCCGGCGGCATTCCGTCTTCTGCACAGATAATGTTGAGGGTGAGGACGCCGCTTGTCTTTCGTTCCGGGTTGCGCTGCAGGTCGACCACGTAATCGATGCGCGGGTATTGCTTTCGCTCGTTCCACCCGGACGCCTTATCGTCTGGCGCCGTGATGTAAAAAACCGCCGGCGCCTCACCGTAAGCCGCGAGCGCACGCTGGAGGTCGGCGCTCTGGGTCAGTCGGCTATAAATAAGGTCTTCAAGCGTCATTGTTCTCGCCCTCCGTCTCGGTCTGGGTGAGGTCATGGCTCCATGAGATTTCCCATGCGCCTGCCTGCACCTCCTCCGCCTTGATGGTGAAGTAATTCGTTACGTTACGAATTGTTCCGATGTAGAGGACGCGGATTTCGCTGTCCGTCACCTTGGCGACGATGCCGTTTATTGCTTCGTCCCAGCCTTTGTATTTCGCTCTTACGAGGTCTCCCTTGGCGATTTTGCTTTTGTCAAAAGCGGTATTGTTGCTGGTCGTTAAAATCGACATAGCGTTCCTCCTCTCATTTCAAAGTGGAGAAAATCTGCAGGACCTTCGGTTTGGCGGTCTCTATGATTCTCTCCTTGTATGGTCTGGGTTTGATTTTGCCTCCGGGCGTTCCTTCGTCGAGTTTCTCGGCGTACGGTACGTCGGTATAAATGCCGGCGGCGTAGTTTCCTTTGCCGTCGCCTGTGGCTTTCATACCCCAGCTCATTCGTAGCATTCCGGTACGAACCGCAGGCGGTTCTCCGGGTGCCGATGCCGTGTAGGTTGCTTTCGAGTGCGGTTTTTTGTAAACTCTGCCGCTTCTTTGTCCTCGGAGGACATTCAGCGCAGCGTTTCGCAGTTCGTTTGATGCTCTAACTGCGCAGGATTTCGCCTGCGTGTTGGTGTCCTTCACGGCTTGCTGAATGCGTGCTTGCATTTCAGCTTCCAGTTGATTTAAGTTGATTTCCGTCATGGATGCCACTCCTTTCCTCGCAGTAGTACAGGGTCCAGAGTCCTTGGTCGCCTGGGTCGTCCACGCCTTGCACATAAAACGCGCGATTTTTGAGCATCAACCGGTCGCCTTCTTTGGCTTTCGGTTTGCCCCTATGACTTATGACGTGGGTTATCGGGTGCTGCATCTGGTTGTACTGTAGTTTCTGCTCTGGCGTGGCTCCGCAGAGTATGGCGTGGATGAATTCCGGCTCGCTGCCGTTATAATTCTCCCTTGTTCTGCCTCGGCTGGTGGTGGTTTCGGTCTTATTGTCAATCGTGAAATCCTTCCAGAGATTTTCCGGGCGGTTGTATCCTGGTCTATCAAACAAGGCGACCACCTCGCTTTTCTGTGCCTCCGGCGGATGGGTTGTTGTGCATTCCTTCGTAGAAGTAATGCCCGCCGTTAATGGCTGAAGGATTCGCGCTCGGAACCGTGCAATTTGCGACCTCCTTTTTCAGTTGGTCGTACATTGCTTTCCAGCTGTCATATCGCTGGCGAAGCGAAAGGGTAAGGGGACCGACCTTTTCGTCCACTTCGTACGAGAAGCGTCGCATGATGCTCTCGATGAGAGCCAGCTTCGCACGCTTCCACTTGCCGGGGTTGGCTGCGATAACCGCTTCGTATTCTTCGTCCGAAAGTGCCGCCGCCTGTCCTTCGCCTTCCACGATGGTGTCGCCGAGTTCAAAACGCATACGGTCCTTGCCGTATTCCCCGATTTTTGTCGGGTCGTATGTGAAGGTGGCTCTTGCCATTATTCCTCACCGCCTTCGCCGGCGGTTTCGTCCTCACTTCCGTCTCCCTGGTTGCTGTCGTCTTCGTCTTCGGCTGCAGCCTGGAGCGCTTCTGCTCTGGCTTTGACTGCCTTCTTGACAGTTGCTCTGCTGTCGCAGGCGTCAATGATGATGAGAGCGTCTTCCGATTCGATGGTTTTTATTGCCTCGATAGCGTCTTCTGCTTTCATCTGCATTGTTTCCACCGCTTTCACGATGTCCTCACGGCTCGCACAAAGCGTCAGCACGCCGTTTTCGGTCTTAATGGGTAAATCTACCCCTTCGACTTCGTTTGCGTGAATTTGGGGCGTTTCTGCGCCTTTTACGGCGTCTTCGGAAACGTCGCCCGCTTTTGCGATGGTTTTGGTTCTAATAAGAGCCGGAACGCGGGAAGGGAGAACAGCGTCAGCAGGAATAGTCGCGCCTGCGGCGTAATCCACGCCGTTGAGCGTTGTTGCTTTTAGTGCGATGTAGCTGTTCATCTCTGTTCCTCCTTCTTATACGCAGTCCTTGAGGTAAATTGCGAGGTCGTCGCAGGTCTTCTTCATGTCGCTGGACATCAAGCCTTCGATGAATTCGCTGTGAGTACCCTTTTCGCCTTCGTACTGGTCGAAAGCCACAGGCTGACCGTTGCCGAGCATATCCCATGTGAAGATGTAACCGGCAGAAGGTTCGTCAATGGCGGGAGCGTCTGTTGCGTAGCACAAAAGTGCGCCCTTCGGGTCGCAGATGAATTCCATGTCCTCGCCACCGATGCCGGCTGCGTTGTAGGTGGATTCAAGCACTACGACTTCCTTGATGCCGAAAAGTTCGGCGAGAACCTTCTCGTTTACGATGGCAGGATTTGCGCTGCTGCCGGTGTACTTCACGCGCTCTACGATGTCGCCGTGAACCTTGAGGGCATTGAAAGCCTCAACGCCGAGGGCGAGTTTGTTAGGAGTGCGTCTGCCGTTCTTCTTGATGCTGGTCTTGAGAGTATCGAAGAAAGCGACGGGGTCGAAGTTCGCATCAGTAAACTTCAAGAATTGCTTGTCGCCAGGGTTGCTGGCTACGCCGCTGTACTCGTTAGCCCACACGCCTGCGTGGAAGAAGTTCTTTGCAAAGAGAATGTCCTGGTGAAGGAGCATCTGCTCTGTTGCGAAGCGAACCTTTGCTTTACGAGGGTCAGCAACGCCGGGAGCGTGGCTTCTCTGGAAGTCGAGGGTTCCGATTTGGTCGATGCCGACAATAATCTGGTCAACCTCGCACTTGTATGTGTCGTCAGTCTGTCCCATAATGGCAGGCTGAACCTTGCCGAAGGCAGGCTTGCGGCTCACGTTGTCGCGAGCAAGGTCTGCCTTACTGAATTTGTAGTAGTAGCTTGCGCTCTGGGCTACGGGGCAAATCGGGAAGATTTTCGTAGCCACGAAGTCTGCCGGGTTGGCGAAATGAGCCATCGACAGATTGGTGAGGTAATTGTTGGGCTTCCAGCCTTTCGCAATGGCGGACTGGATGCTTGCATTTGTCATTTTCATGGTGGGTTAGTCTCCTTTCGCTTATTCAGCAGCGGGCTTGTAGCCTGCTTTGATGATTTGAACCTTGATAACGTCCCCAGCGGCTGCTGCGGCTTCAAGAGCGACAGCGGCGATGAAGTCGCCTGCGGTTGCGGTTACGCACGCACCGTTTGCGTCTGTGGTAAGTTCAGCGCCTGCTGCAACGGCAGCGCCAGCCTTCCAGAGACCGCATTCCTTGATTTGAACGGTCACGTCGTTGCCTGCCTCAACGTTGCCCTGCTCTGCAGGAAGCAAGCCGAGGATGTGTTCGCCAGCAACGCTGGCTTTTACGATGCCGCCGTTTGCGTCAAACTTGGCAGCGAGAAATTCCGCATCCTTGAGGGCTGCAGTTGCGCTGCCCACGATAGTTGCGGTGTCATTGATGGTTGTTCCGAAGTACATATTCGTTCCTCCTTATCTGTTTTTCTCGTATTCCGCTACGAGGTCGGGGTGCTGGTCGCACGCTTTGTCGATTGCCTGTGCGCGGGTCATAGTAGGAGCAGCCTTCAAGATTTCGTCGGCGTGCTTCTCAATCTGCGCCCATGCGTCGGGTGTACCGGAGCCGGACTTGCCGATTTCGGTAAAAGTGCCGGACTTCTCAACGGCTGCAAGGGACGAGTCCAAAACGCTAATCATATCAGCGTAGGCTGTGCCGCCTGCGTCCTTGAGGGACTTGAGAGTCTTTGCGAGTTCCTCCGGCTTTTTGCCGAGGATTTCGTATTTCTTTGCTACGCCTTCAAGCTCGCGAGCTTCTGCATCGTCGGCTCTCTTGCGGAGCGCTTTCAATTCTGCCGCTACGGCAGGGTGGAGACCCTTGTAAATGTCGCCATCGCCGTCGTC